CTTTCTTGCCAATCGCGGAGAGGGCTTCTGGGGAGAGATTGCGGGCGCGTTCGGCCATGGCAGCGGCGGCGGCATCCTTGCCTGCCTGAGCCGCGATCCCCGGAACTTGCCCGATTGCTCCGCTGAGATCGTTCTTTGCCGCTGCGAGTAGGTCTTCGGCCGCATCCTTGGCAGCCGCCGCAGCGTGCGTTGCGACGTCTTTACCTGCTTCCTTGAGCGCCGGGATCGCTTCCGCAAGTGCATCTCTGGCAGCATCGGCCGCTGTTTCTTTCAGGCTTGCGCAACTCTGCGAGAAACACGCCAATGAAATCAGGATCGTTACTCGTTTCAACATTTTGCGATTTCCCCAATTGGAGTTTGAAGTCGACGCCGGGCGATGGGAGACCGAACGCTTCGAGCCCTGCATCCGCGCGGACATCGAGCGAGACGGAATCCCAAGCGGCGCACGAAGAGAAAAGGACCGGCGAAGCTCCAGCAAATAGAAGAGAAAGGATGAAAGGACGAAGGGCGGGCTTCGCCGGTCGAGTTCGTTTCATGGGTCGGTAACGATGTCTTCGGCGTGGAGCGTCGCGTCAAGCCATTGCTGGCAGTATTGAGCGACTGATTCATCGTGCCGTGTTTCGTGTTCAGTGTTTGTTTCGTCGATGCCACGAGTCGAAACGAATTCGACTTCGTAACGATGCTCGCCGATTGTGTATCGGATGACCGTTATTCTCGACATTTGTTCGACTCCTACAGAAACTTCCCTTGGCATTAAGACAATGTAAAGAAGTAACGCGACAGTTAGCCAGCTCGCGACTCGATCGGATCGAGACAATCGGTCTTACTTCCCGCGTTCAAGAGAGTCGATCCGTCTTTCATGATCCGCTGAAATCTCAACGAGTTGCCGGAGCAATGCTTTCGTTTCCCCCCAAACGACGCCGAGTCCTCCGGTCCCTCCAAGGACGGCTACTACAGCGAGCGAAAGTTTGATTCGCGCTTCCCATGACATCGGTTGTTCGCGTGGCATTGTTCGTTCTCGCGGCATCGGTTCGCCAATCAAAGAAGGATATAAGTAACGCGGACTTGCGCAGTTGCCGAGGCCGTCGCCATCGTGACATTAAGAGCTTCACCGGCGACTGTCTCGAACAAACCTATCTCGGCTTGCTCTTGCACGATTCCACCGACCGCCGTCGTAATCGTTCCTGAAATCGCGGTTGTTGCGCTCTTGAATATCGCGGTCCCAATGGCACCGCCACCGATCAGCTGATACGCGACAACTCGAATAGTTCTCCCGGCAACCGCTGCGACGATCGCAGTCGTGGCGCGGCAGAAGCAGTTACCAGCGCGAAGTTTGGTCCGACAGGTGTTCCGACAAATGTCATCGTATCATCCTCACAAGTTAGCCAGCCTGTTAAACTCCGATTGAAGATTCGACCGGACGAGTTCATGGGTCGCCTCGTCGAAGTGAACGGAGGCGAAATTAGTGCCAGTGCCGAGCGACATCGCGCTCATGTTCCGCGTGAAGCCGTACCCGTAGTCCGCGCCGCCCGACTGAAACGCGAAGTGCGTAGACGGCGACGTCCCGTCGACTCCTGCCGTGATTTGCGCCATCGTGTCCGTTGCTGGCGAGACCCCCCAATACGATGAGTTCGTCGCGTCTGTCATCGACGACCCGACGACCAATATCTTCGCGCTTGGCCACTTCGCGATGATTGCAGCAATCAAGCCAGTCGTTCTCGACCCGATCGCGTCCTTGACCGCCGTGCCTCGGAAGTACGACTCGCCGCCGAGCAGAACGGAGTAGTTCGACTCGAAGATACCGCGAAGCATATCGTTCGCGAATGATGCAATTATGACGAGGTCAGGAGCCCATCCGCCAGTCCAATCGGCCGCATCGCTGAAATCTGATGCGCCAAGCCGTCGGCGGTAGTAACGGTTAATCATGTCCGAGTAGAAACCCGGGACGGTGACCGTGTGGACGACCCGTTGCAATGGACCCATCGTCCCTTGCCATTGACCGGGTCGAGAAAGATTGACGATATTCGGCCATCGGTGATTGAGTACGTTCGGGTCCGGCGTCGTTCCAGTGCTGTTCGTCGCCCAATTATCGATGAGCTTCCGGACGAACCCGGCGTGCGAACCGCGTTGGTCCCATGACGACTCAAGCGACGCCGGGAACGTGAGAGGAGGATTCGATATCGCGTCGACGAGATACGTTGCCGCGCTGCGATGTGTAATCGTCGTCCCGCCGCTGACGCTTCCGGAATTGATTGAGTCACCGATAACGAGGAACTTCTTTCGAGGGATGACGAACGAAGCATTCCCGAACGTGCACCCTTCGTCAGCTACGAAACCGATGAGATCCCAGAACTCGCCGTGCTCTGTCCCGCCTTGGTCAACAGATCGGATCGACTCAAAGGCGAAAGACATCCCTTTCGCCCACGGCAAATGAGTCGGTTCCATTCGCACGAGCGTCGAAACGCTGTCATCAAGATTCGCGATGAAGATATGACCGGCGTCCGACAGTTGCGGTGAGATGCCGTAGCTGAACGGCAAAGGCCAAGCGCGAACAGACCAACGTCCCGGGTCGATGTCGAGACGGCCTCCTGCCGCGTTCGTCGCCGAGTAGCATCCAGTCGAGAACACGGGACCGAATCGAGTCGTCCCGGAAACATAGGTAGTTATGTGGGCATCAACGCAATTCGCTCTGTATCTGCCCGAGTTTATCCGTTCCCATGCCGGCGAGAGAATGACTTGCTGACCCGTGTCAACCCCGACAGTCAGACCGGACAAAGGGAAATACGCAAGGCCATGATCCATCCGGATCGACGACCTCGTAAACGTTCGTGAAAATGACCGAGTCCGGCTCACGTTGCAGTCTCCGGGCGAACGTAGAACGTGTCCTCGTATGTATGCCTGAAGTCTACACCGTCGCCGACTTCGATGCTACAAACTCCTTTTTGCTCAGCGGTCATTGCGGATGTTTGTGCAATCGTCAATGTCACGAGGCAGATTCCGTTCGCGCCGTCGCTGATTGTCGCGGTGCCGGTTGCGATGAGAGTGCCGCCGATCCGGTCTCTCAAGATGAAAGAGTTCGTCGAGTATCCGAGGATGTTCGCAACGGCACCCGTCCGCTCGTTTGTGAACTGATGCTCGTGCTCGAAGTTCGCGCCCTTCTGGATGATTAGCATGGCTCCCCCATCACGAGAATTTGATAACCGCTGTCATGTCCGCGAAGGACGTCGCCGTCCCGGTTTCGGTGAACGTGATCCGCAAGACCTTGTTCGCGCCGACGCTCAGGTTTTGGTCGAGCGCCAACGCCTTCTGAGCGTTCGCGGTGAAATCGCTCCCGTTTGTGGAGAAAGCGGATGCCCTCAGATTGAGCGTATCCGTCACGTTGTCGACCTGAATCTGCCAAAGGTTCGAGGCATCGCTCGTCGTTGACGCTGAGTTAACGAGATAGATATCGGAAATCGTGATCGCCGACCCCCCGCAGAACAGGATGAACGTCGTCGTCGCCGTGATCGCCCCGAGCTTGACAGAGACGTACTCGAAACCCGCGCTGTCGACATCCGGGACGCGCACGACCCATGCGCTATTCGCGCTGTTCCGTTGTTTCAGAACCTTCGTCGCGGCGCTCGTGTCCATCCACCACTGGTAGGCGACAGGAGAACCCGGCGCGCTCGATCCAGAGAATAGCGTCAAGTGGCAATCGTGCATTGCGTTCCACTTCGGAGACGCGCTGTCTACAGTATCAGTGCCAACAACGGGGACTGAATATGTCTGGCTCATCGTGCAAGTCCTTGTGCTTCGTCCTCGTGGCGATCGACAACGATTCCGACTGTCGCATTCGCCAGAGTGTGGACCATGAAAACCCCAAGCATCGCAACCGTCGGGATTTCCGAAGTCGCGGTAAACGTTGATGTCGTCCCGTCAGCGTCTTTGTAGAGATCGAATCTCACTTCAACATCTTCGATAATGTCGATCGTAAGCCTCCACCATCCAGTATCGACGGCCACAAGCTCCGATCGGTTGACCGTCCCGCTACTGTCCCTGACATTCGCGCGGATGAAACCACCACCGATGTCGATCCAGCATCCAGACGTTGGGGTGATCGAAGTTGCGCTGACCGCAAGCCCAATGATGACTTGGATATTCGAGCTGTCCTCAAGATAGAACCAGTGGCCGAACCGCTTCGTTCCGACGCCGAGAAGGTATTGGAGCGTCGTGTTGCCGGTCGTGATCGCAATGCTGCTACTCGTCGTCGCGGTTGTCCGCATAAGATACTGACCGGGATGACGGTCAAGATCTTGCGATCCGACGACGATAGTTCCGCCACCTCCAGCCGTAGACGACCGCCAACCGCGCATTCCGATTTCGCCGATTTCAGTTTCAGAAGTGTTGAAATCGTCGATGATTGAGACGCTGTCAGAACGCGGAAGGTCGACAATCTGGACATGGAGATTCAATAGCTCGACCTGATACTCTCCTGCACCACTCGTGAACGTCACCTTCCATCGGACCCAATATCGGTCGATGCACTCGAACGGCGCGACGTACTCTTTCCATCCGTCCCATGTCGAAGCCGCGTAATCAGTCGCGAGGTCGTATTCGAGTTTCAGTGACCAACCGGACGACCACTCGTAAGGTGCTCCAATAACGCGAGTCTTTGCCATGGGCGATGACAAACGGAACCCGCCATCGTCGAGGCTTTCGACCGTCTCCGGGTCGGGGATGTCAAGAACTTCACCCGTGAGAAGCATCCTCTCCGCATGGTGAGCGTTAAGCTTGTACCCTGCCTCTTCGAGCGTCGTGACGAGGTCGAGAGCCTTGGCGTCGAGGAAGGCATGAACTCGAGCATGACGCTTCGCGAGCCGGTGACCTTCGTCGTTGCTTTGCCACGTCGCCGATGTCGCGGCGGCGTCCGACCGGAGGTTGCCGCCCGTCAAGGTGAAGTTCGTGTCACTCGTTCCGGACGCTGTCCAATCCGACCCGGATATCGTGTCCGAAAGTTCGATCCGATGCGTCATCACCTCGGGGTTAATCGCGATCGCCGTGATGTTCCTCGAAGGAATCCCGCTTCGGTTGACCGCCTTAATCAGAAGGTATGACGACCCGTAGTACGCAAGCCGAACTGTCGAAGGGTTCCCGCAAGAGCACCGCTCGAGCCGCGCGCCGAACTGCCATCGGTTCGCGGCCGACGCCTGCCGAAACTCGTAATGGTCGAGGTCTCGATCGTCAACGCCAGTGAACGAGACGAGTAGCCGATCCTCGATCTGAGCGACAACCATCGCCGAAGGTTCCGCCGGCTCAAGGTACTTGCCCATGATGTAGAGCACCGACTTCGCTCCGCGATCCGGGTCTTGCATCCCTCCCATTGGTGAACGAGGAGTGACGGAAACTTCGATAAGCCTCTTATAGTTCGTCTTTGTCGCAAACGTCGCTTCACGGCTGCGCGTCGTCGCGACGTGTTCCCATCCTTCCGGTGCTTGGACGCCATCTTCCGCCGAGATGCAACGGGCCCAAACGTCATGATTCTCGCCGTCCCTATCCGGCGTGAAGTGGACGTTGATTGCGTGCGCGATTGTCCCGTCCTTGTTTTGAGGAGTCGTCTCGCTCAAAGCGAGTTCAGTCGGGTTCGACGGGAAGACCCGAGCATCCGGCCATGCGTCCGTAAACTCTTCGATAACTCCCGGATCGTCGTCGTAAACCGTCGCGTCGTAGTTCGCGCACTCGAACCGAACGACCTGATTTTCACCCCTCGTTGTGCTCAGTACTCGCCATTCTTTGACATATGACGACGACGAGCCAAGAGCGTAGACGTCACCCTTCTTCGGAAGCGCGGTCGCCGTCCAGTTCGGTGAGCAAGGGATCGTGTCACCGGCCGCATATGTGCCAGCCGTAGGCGTGACAATCTGGAACGATTCGCTTCCACCGCTATCGAACGTTCTCAGTATCAGCGACCACGACGCGCCCACTGTGACCGCGCGATCGATCTTGATTCCAGAACCGACAGCGGCAGCGTTCTCAACGACTCTTCCGGAATGCTGCGATCCGAATATGTCATGCGAGAACCGGATAACATCGCCCGGGATGGCAGCGACAGCGTCTACAGGTGCAGCGAATTCGAGCGACTTCGTGAGTTTCTGCGCGAGGTTCAGCGTATACCGAGCCGCCCTATGAGCGTGGACTGCCCGGGTTATACCTTCCAGCGCAAACGTTTCTCGAATGACCAGATCATTGGCAAAGTTCCCGTCGAATGCCGGAGCGACGTCTTGATCGAACTCAGTCTCCCGGTTCCGATAGGCGACCGTAACGAAGTTAGCACGTTTGGAAGCGTCGAAATAACCGACCTTTACCGAATCACGGACCACGTTCCCCATCGTGAATAGCTGAGTCGGTGACGTCGCACGTTCAATCATCGCCCGGAACTTCGACCCGACGTAAACTATCGAGGCTCGCCCAGCAGTCGCAACGATCGCGATCGCCTTGTGAGCGTCAATCTGACCGGCGAAAACATGGTCAAACTGCCATCGAAGATGCGATGTCCCGTCCGTCGTAATCGTTTCATTGCAGTAGTCCGCCCAATCGGCGAACGACTGAAGGTCGATATTGGAGAGTGACACACGATGGCCGAGACCGTAACGTTTCGACAAAAGTATGTCGAGAGCGATGAGCGCCGGATTGTCTGTCCAAAGACGGAAGAAGAATGGATCGGTGATCGCCGATTGCCGGTCCCACCATGCGACCTTCTTCCCTTTAACGATTGACGCGACCTGCGGGATCGACCCGGAAAGCTGGCCGGTCGAAACCGCAGTGACGGCGAGCAACGCAAGACCGGGATGCGCGAGTGTCAATGACGAGTCAATCTCATTGACTGTCTGCAACCGCGAAACCGAGAACCTCCGCTCCGTGTCCTCGTCGTCGCGATGCGTGCGAGTGACACTGATTTCATACTTATCGCGGACAGCAACGGACCGACGGAACGTCCGAACGTGTCCAGCCCGGTGCATACCGACGACTTGCACGGTCTCCGCGACTTCCGATCCGGGGACGCCGACTCTGCGATAACGGAGAGTGAAACCAAACCCGTACTGGACGTTGTCGCCATCGCCGTTCACCGCGTAGAGGCCGACTGGAAACTGGATGTTCAGCTCGAATGCGTTGATCTCAGTCGTCGTCGTGTGGGTATATGTCTCTGTGTTCTCCGCGACGATGGCAAACGTCGTCGTCGTCGCTTCGCATTTCAATTCACGCTCGACTGAAATGGCGACGACGTTCTCCTCGAACCCGGGTATCGGGCTTTGGTTCGTCGAACCCATCCGGACCGAGACCTGAGCAAGAGGGAATCCCGAGATCGGGTTACCGTTTAGCGTGATTCCGCGACCGACAATCGACGCCGAGTTGACGTTGTCTTGATCGGTCGTCAATCCTCCGATTGACTGGACCTCCCCCTCCGAAACAGCAACCAACATGAAAAGAGTCGTGCGGAAGCTTTGATCGGCGCGAAAGAATAGCGCGATTATCTGGCCGGCGACCTGAGTCTCACCGTAGACGACCGGAATCGTCGTGCCGTTTGCCGTCGTGTTGCGCGCGCCCGCGAGGCTGAACGTCGGAAGTTCCTCGTCCCGGTCGAGCTTCGGCTTCGACGGCGACGCGATCAGCGACGCGAGGAGCGAAATCAACGTCCCGATGATGAGGTTTCCGACGAACGCCAGCGTCGCCGCAAGAGTCACTGTCGTCGTCGCGACCGTCGCGCCGAAGATCGAAACAGTCGCCGTACCAGCCGCAGCGGCCGGAGCCGCAACGAACCCGGCAGACTCGAAGATCAGGACGTCATCGCCGGCAGCCAGCGCGGCATCGAGCGTCGCCGCCGCGCCGTTGACCCTGACGAGGATTCGCCGCTCATCGACACCCGCCCCAACCGCCCGGCGAAGTTCTGTCCCCGGGACGACCAAGTACGACTGCCGGTCCATCTCCCGGAATCCGGCATGGACGATCGTGATCCGGGCGAAGGATTGGTCAAAGGCCGACGGGACTGGCTGGCCATCACGTTTGCGCGGCCGGAAAAAGCCCACCACGCGGCGTTCGTTGACCAATGGGGCAAGACGTACCTTGCACACTCCGGCCTTCGCCACGGCTTGCAAAACACCGTCTGGCTCGACGATGACGCCAACATGGTCCGGCCATCTCCGGGATTCCAGACGGAATAGGACCGCGTCACCAATCTCCGGCCGGCTCACCTCCTGCCACGAGGACCAGTAGTGGTCCAAAAACGCCGTCCCCGCGTCGCGGCCGTAGGCCGGGCACGGGTCGGCGACCTCGTATCCCATGCGACGCTGGACCTCGAGCACCACGCCGAGGCAGTCTATTCCGGTGTTCGCAGAACGACCCATCCGCGCGAAAGGCGCACCGATGAGATCGTCCCATTTCAGCGTCATGCGTATGGGCCCTTGAGTAACGACGGTTGCCCGCCGAACTGGAGAGGGTGACGGCGCGGCTTGCCAGCGGAGACCTCGTCGTCACCGTGGACGATGCACCCGTTCGCGCCATGAAGAGTGAGGTCGCAATCTGCGATCGCTCCCGATCGCGTCGTGTCATACGCGCAATCGTCGGATCCGTAGAGGTGACGGCATCTCGTTCGAGTGAAACGATTCTTCGGGAACGGTTGCTCGAACAGGTTCAGTTGACCGAGCCGGAACGTCACGACTGCTGGCGTCGCAATCGCATCAAGAATCTCGAAACGTTCCGAGAACGAAAACGACTCATCAGTCAAATCTGCCGTGTTGACGAGTCTGTAGATGACTGTCTTCCCGACAAGCTGACCGGCTTCGAGATAACCGACCACGACGCCGGTTACGTCGAGGATCGAGACCTGAACCTGTTGCACGACGCCTTGAGAGTCCCGCTTGATCTCAACGCGCTGGATTGGAGCGGGCATGTAATCGACCCCGCCGAGAGTCACGACATCAGGATTGCCAACGATCCGGAGGCAATCCGTCGCGTCAAGCTGCACCTCCCATAGCTCGAGCCACGACTCGGCGGAATGTAGCTTGTGCTTCTCTTCGACGAAGACCGAAGGCTCGTTCGACTGCGGCATCAGAATAGCTCCATAATGGAGAATTCAACCGAGTGAACATTCGGCGCGAGCCAAACCGTTTCGAGCGTCCCGTCGATGAAAAATGCTTTTATGTTGTCGAAACCTTCAAACGACTCATTAAACGTGAAGGCTATCGCTCCTGTAATAGAGTGGTCCTCTAAGAACTCGATCAAAGAATCGCGTTCTGCGAGCGTCAACGTTTGGTGAGTCACCCGCCAAACACGGCGAGAGTGAGTCTTACCAGCGAACGTTGCGACATAACCGGCTTCCGTTTCTGCGGCCGATGTTTGATGGACCTCTTCGACGATCTCCGCATTGTCCGGAGTCACCGGAAGCGTGTCGAGCAATCCTGATGTTTCTGTGACAGGCCAAACGTCAGTGAGCACCGGATCGGCTTCGAGTTCCGGTACGGGTTCTCCGGTCGTGACGATCATGCTGTCGTATTCGATGTCATCGAAACTCGCGTAGTCGAACCCGGTCAATGGAACGATCAGAGCAGAAGTGATCGCGGCAGTGTTCAAGAAAGCCTGAACACCGGGCGCGCTGTACGACGAAGAAAACGCGGCTGTCGGATCGACACCGATTGCCGCCGCGACCTCGACGCCATCAACAAACCCTTGGAAGTGCGCCGTGCTCGAAACTCCCGGCGTAACGCGGAGCTCGAATTCGTGCCAGTTCGTGTCCATCGTCACGCCAGAACCAGCTTCCGGTAGCGTCGCGAGAGCTGTCCCGACCGTGTCATATGCCGAGTAGTAGATAATTCTCCAAGTATTCGGAGTCCCGGATTTCCAGATGAACGCCAGCCGTTTGTGATCTGTCAGCGTCGTTCTGTGCATCCTCGAAACGACCCCGATTTCGTCGATCAAAGCAGTATTGCGACGGCAACGGCATCGGACTGTTCCGTAAGTAACCCCTGTCGCCGTCCCAACGAGAGCCGCGATCAGCCTCGTATTTGCCGTTGCGACCGTCGCCGTATATGTCTTATGCGCCGTGACGAGGTGCTGGCCGTTCAGGCTCCAGTTATTCGTCCCGGCTCCAGGCGTCGGGACCGACCAACGGCCGGTCGGATTCGTCGCGAGGTCAGGCGGCGAAGACCGATTGAAACTGTCGAGAAGGAGGACGGTCAAAGCCCGAGCCTCCGTCTAAGCGTTGGGTTCGTCGCGACCGCGTTCGAGAATATGCCGGTGATGCGGTCAGAGTTCTGATTAAAGAACTTGTCCGCGCCGCCCGTGTCAATCATCCCGACGTTCAGATTGATGATGACTTGCCCGCCTTGTCCTCCGATCCCTTGGAGTTGCGGAGCACCGACAGTCTGGCTCGCCGGAGTCCCGCTCGGGGTTACGCTCCCTCCGATCGCCCCGCTGATGACGCTTGTCAGTTGTTGCGCGGCAAGTCTCGAAATGACCTGCTGAACGAGAGTCAGCAAGCCGCGCAATAGCGACTGCATGTCGAATACTCTCGATTCAAAGAAGTTGAAAAAGAACGTCTCGAAGTTCTGTTGCAGACCTTGCGCTACTTCTGCGCCGATATCGTGCCACTGGTTCGGCTCGAACACCGCGCGGGCAAAACCTGTCGTGAAACTTTGATCGTGTTCGAGATTTTGAATCGCTCGATCGCGTGCGATCTTCGCGCCACGCACGAAGAACGGGACTGAGTTCTTCAGGAAGTCGTCAAGTAACCCTGAGCCTTCGACGCTTGAATCGACCGGCTTCTGCCGTTCCAGTTCGGCGAGAAGGTCGAACTCTCTCGACCGATCCCGTCGTCCGGCATCTCTGAAAATGTCGCGGCCGATCTCGTCTGTCCCGCCGAGGATTGCCGGTCGGAGCTTGTAGAACTTCTCTCGCGCGGCTCTAAGTTCGTCGCTTTCTTCGGCCAACCGGAACGCGGTAGCCAATTGCTTCGCAAGACCGTCGGCCATCTGCTGAGAGAACCCCTTCTCTTGCAGAAGTGCCGAAATGCGAAGCGCCTCTTTCTCGTCTCCGAGCGCCGTAACCTGCGAGTCGATGATTGACTGAAGCGCCTTCTTCACGTTGGCGGAAGAACCGCCAGCAATCCGGTTTACGATGTCGCCTTGAGCGAGGTCGAATTCAGCGACGTCGATCTCTCGCAGACGGTCAGCCACCGTCTGCTTCGCCATCTCCGCTCGAAGATCGGCGGCTTTCCCTCGGATGCTATCGAGCACTCCACCGAGTTCTTTCCCCCATGGGATGAACGAAGCAATCGATCTCGACCAGTCTTCAATCGCCGCGCCGAGAACAAGGTACGAGTCCTCTTGAAACGTCTTCAGACCTTCTATGGTTTGAAGAGACTTCTTCAAACTTTGGATGACAAACGCCGCCGCCCCAATCTTCGCGGCAAGCGCGCCCCATCCGATCCCTGCGTTATCGCCGGACTTCGACACCTTCTTCGACAAAGCTTCCGCCTCTGCCGAAATCTTTCGGAGCTTGTCCGTGAACTCATCACGCAAGACAAACTTTGCTTCGAGGTCTGTATCAGCCATTGGACTTAGACCTTCTCTCGGTTTCCCGTCGATGCACGGCAATCTCTCCGTTGATGATGTTCACCGACTCGATAAACCCGATCGATTGGTCTCGCATCGCCCCAACCGCCGGGAGCGTCTTGAACTCATGGAGCCAAACGAAAGCATTCACCGCGTCGGCCACTCTCGATATCTCCTCCGATGGAATCGTTTCTCTTCGCCCACCATGCCCGTCATCGACCCACTGTTTTCGCTGCGGCTCCTTGATCGACCCATAAAGAACAGCCGCAGCCATCGTCAGTCCGAGCGATCCTGACCCTCCATCCGGTGCAGCCGGTTCGACTCCATGAAAACGTCGAGCAATATGGAACTCGGGAATCGAGCCAAAGCCGAAGTCGAAAACGGGACTGGCTTCCCATCGCCATCGACAACGCCTTCCCATCCGACGACGACTCTCGAAACGAGAGACCAAACTCCGGTTAACACCGTCCCCTCTTCGACGTTGACCTTCCCTTCGGAAAGGATTTCGACGTGGTCACGACCAGTCAACGGCCGGAGAACAAGCGTCACGCTCTCATCCGAAGGCGGAACGAACTTGATCCGTTGCCCAGCATCAACAAGAATCATTTTCAAACGCTCCCAATTGTCAAACTAAACTCGTCGTCTCCGGAACTCCCCCGAAGCGCGCACGATGCCTGCATGACAGACAACCCCGGAGCGCGTTCCGAATGCTCTTGGTCGACGTACTGAACGGCTGGCGCGGTCACCGTGAACTTCTGCGTTGTCGCGCCCCATGTCGTCGAAAGCGCGGCCGTTGTCGCCAGCCTCCACACTTGATCGAAATCAAACCCTTGGGCAATCGTCAACATTTCCGGATCGAACGTCATCCGCGCATCACGATTACCGATCGCGCACGAACGATATCCGTCGGCGCTGTTCGCGTCCGGACGCATCCCGATCGTGTTCCCGAAGTCGATCGACAGGTTTTCGACGAGTGCTTCCGCCGCAGACAAGCCGCCGACCGAAAGCGTCGCCGTCGCCCAGATCGGAGGAGTGCTACTCCCGGTCGCGTAGGTCGGCGAGTAAAGCGCAACGTCCGAAGGCGAGGTCAGTACGCCCATGAACCGGCAAACAAGAACACCTGGTTCTCCGGCCTTGAGCCGGAGGATTGCGTTTCCTCTCGCGCCTCGAATTGCTCGAGCATACCCATCGACGACCACCTGCATCGTGAGTGACTTGTGATCGCTCGATCCCATCGTCGTCGGGTTCCAGACGCTTGACGGCGTGTAGACGAAAGCGTTCCCGCTTGCCGTCGCCTTGAGCCCGCAAGCCTTCAGAATCGTTGACCAATGCGGCTCCGCTGCCGCACTGGCTTGACCGTACATGTCCATTTCAAACGTGATCTCACCCATCGACGAACCCGGGATCGAAGGAAACTTCGAGAACGATGCCCGTTTTGTGGCACGCTCAAAGTTCCCTCGAACAATGCGGAACGCGACGTTCCGGACGAGGTAGTTCGCCTCCGCGTTCGCAAGAGCTACGGCCGTTCCCTCGGTCGATTCTTCCTTCGCGATCAGTTGCGTGAGTTCTGCGAGCATGATTGATCCCTCAAACTTGCGTCCCGGGGGCCGCGAATGAATGCCTGTAAGTGACCGCGAACGTCAGACGTAGGAAAGACCAACCGTCTCCTTCATCTTCCGTTATGACCTGCCGTCCGACCGGCCGAGTGTTCTTCGCGTAGTTGCCTCTGTACCGATCCGCGAGCACTGCCTTTTCGATGTCGCACGCCAAAAGGTTCGCTTCCGTGTCGCTCGCCGAGTCCGTTCGGATATACGCATCGACGTTGACCACCATCTCAGTCGTCGTCGTACCGACACCTGACCCTTCGATAAACGACGTCGTGTCGCTCGGAGACCAAACGATCAGAGTCGTAGAACTGTTCATGTCCGGAGGCGGGAGAAGCTTTCTCGAAACTGTGCCAACCGTCGAATGGTAAGCATCACCGGCAAGAACCAATTCGAGAGTCGACCGAATGTTGTCGAGCACCCGTTCTCGAATCGGGATATTTGGAGTGCTCATGCGTGCCTCGGCTCCTCGATCAGCCGAACCGTATAAACTCGGTTCGTCGGACCACGACGAGACGCCGTGAACGTGTCATCTGCGAACCGACACCTGACCGTCCCGAATCCGGGCAAAACGAAGTCATCGTCAAGCGCCGATCCTTTCAGCGCGCGGACCTGAGCGAGCCAAGCCGCCGCAGCCGCACTCGACTGGAACTCGAAATCCGCCTCGAACACGCGGCCGGCCTTCAGCCTCGGGAACCTCTGTCGTCGAAGTACCATCCCAGATTCTTGAGTCGAAGTCAAAACGTCCGTCACAATGCGAGCATTGATGGGGAGCGGCCACGGTTCAACGGGAGTAAAAGCCATTAGCTGTTACTCCTCATCGCGCGGGCAAGTCGCTTCTGCCGTGCCACGAGACGCAACATTCCACGGCCTCTTTTTGACCAGTACTTTTTCCACTCGGCGCGTAGACCGAGTCGAGCCGGAATCCGGACGCGCTTTTTCAGCACGAAAAGCGGGACAAGTTCGACTCGCGCTTTCTTCCCAAGACCGACCTTCTTCCGCATGACGAGGAGGATGTTGCCCTTCTTCGATCGAATGAAGAATGCGCCCTTCCAAGCGCGGGGCGGTTGACTCATCACTCCCCTCGCGGTCTTCGCCGCGTCCAGCGGAATCGCGAGGAACCGCGCTCTCGCCGGGCGTCTTTTATCCCCGTATTCATGCGTCGCCGCATACTTGTTCCCGACGTAAGCGCACCCTGTCGTAAGCATATCCGGATACCGAATCGGCTGGAACGACCGAGCCATCGCGCCAGTCCGGACAAACACCCCGGGCCGTCCGTTATGTTTGCGCTTGTCAAAGTCTTGAACAAAGTTGGTAGTCGCCGCCTTCATCTCGGCTGACATCTCAGCAATGTACGCTTCCTGAAGTCGCTGGATCTTCTCCTTCAGACCTTCAGTCTTCACCGGCATTTTCACTGCTGGCGAAGTCACGCGAATAGGTGTCCCATGTTGGCAAACCGGTTGAGTATCGCCTTGACGTAGTCGAGGAAATCGACCTGCCCGGTGTAGCTCACACTGCCGCCGCCGACCGAAGTCGCATTCGACCCAAACGAGCTATTCCGGCGGAACTCCTCAATGCACTGGATGCGAACCGCCTTTTCGATCTCCGGAAACGCGGTCACGAATGCTGCCGTCGTCGCTGCCATACCGCCGACATAGACCACCTTGACCGACCTGACCCCGACTTCCGGCTGCGCCTCGACGAAATCGATCATGCCGATCTCGGATTGCAGCGCGTAGTCGGCGGAAGAAATCAGCGTGTCCGAACCATACGACCTCGAAGCGTCCGAATGGATCGTAGTGACCGACGTCACCGGATAGCCTCGCAGCTGGAACGTCCTACGACCCGGACAAACGTCGAAGTATTCCGTCCTCGAAATCGCCTCCGCATGCCGCCGCATGAACTGCTCTGCCGATGCGCTCACGTCGATAATGATCTGCGACAGGATCGCGTCGCGTTTCCCGTCGTAGTTCTCAAGTTGCGTCTTGCAACGCTCGATCGTGGTGAGGTTCATTCGATCTCGATTGAAGTGGTCGGCGCGCCATTACAACGCGCCGACCGATCCCGCTTCTCAAATCAGGTCAGGACGTTGAAAACCAGCGTGTTCTGCTGGCTCACCGGCATCTCGGTTGCCCTCGACAGGATGAACATGAAAGAAACATCTGCCGCCGTGCCGACGACGTCGAACTGGATGTGCAAAAACCTCTGCCTCGGCCCGAGGTAAATGCGCCCGACATAGGCGTTGTCGTCGAGCGAAGTCGTCACCGTCGCAAAGGCTGCACCTGTGACGGCCGTGAAGGTGCCGCCAGAAGTCGCACACTCCTCAACGATGATGTTCTCGATCGAAGTATTCGCTGTGCCCGTGTCCATGACGACAAGGCAATCGTCGAATCCAAGCGTGTCAACCGCGATGCCCTCGATCCCGGTGGCCGCAGCGACGGAAAGATCCGCCTTGCCCTTGACCACCCTGATCGTTTCGTGAATTCCACTGCTCATGTATTGGCCCTCCTCCCGGTCAGCATCACGCCGGTCCGAGAACGATCCCCGTAGTACTGTGGAAAGATGACGGACGAACCGCTGCGCCATCACGCCAGACAACCGCCTTCACATGGACGAGGTCTTGAGTGAAAGCGTTGTAGGTTCCGTCTGTCGCCGTGTCGCTCTTGGTCAGTACCATCCCGCCGAACTCGGCAAGGTAGTAGTCGCGGAAGTTGCCGGTGATCGGGAACGACTCGGTAGCGCCTGCGCCAAGTGTCTTCGGAACGATCGTATTGTGAGCGCCGAGGAACCCCGTGATCTCCTTGAACCGTTTCTCCGACATGAACGGGAACCCGCCGGTGAAGCTTGCTCCCTCATCTTCCGCCTGCGTGGTCGAAACCGCGCGGACGAGCTGACGTGCGAGCTTCGCCCACTCGATCGAGTGCATCAGCACGCCGAACGCGCCGCCGCTTTGGTCAGCGTTCGCGTTCATCAGCTTCGACCAAGCGCGATTGATATCGCCCCAGAACAGCTGACTCGTCGCGATGCCTGCCGTCGTCAGGATTCCAGTCGTGTTCAGGATGCCGAGCATCTCCGACGGCAGGAGCCCGCCATTGATGATCTGCCGGTCTTCCTCGTTCGCAATGCCGACGCCGATCTTGCGATCGATCACCTGCTCGGTTTGAGGATTCGCCCACATCACCTGTTCCTGCGTCAGCACGAATCGGATGGCGACCTTCTTCGGCAGAAGGTCGATCTTCCCGAACGTGACTGACTGCTCGGAGTAGGTACCGAGTTCCGAAGCCGCCGAGGCCGAAGCCGTCGACGTTTCTTTGACGATCGAATACGGGTATCCGCTTGGCTTGACGACGGTCACGCCAAGAGCCCTGAGCTTCGCCTGTCCCTCGAGCGCCTGAACGACGCCCGGCATGACTTCCGGCGGGACAAGGAACCCACCCGTGCCACCGGCCAACGTCGAGAAAACTCGATTCTCGACCTCGCCGCTCAGTCTCCGCTTGAGTTCGTCACTTACGCCGCACTCGAACTGAGCGTGCCGGTAGTCCCCCGTGTAGATGGCCTGAGCCGCACGGGCAAGACTGTACTTCTTTCGATACTCGTCGGACTCGAGACCGGGCATCGAAAGCGATCCTGCCCTGAGTCGTTCCTGCATCGACGCGATGGCGCGCTTCTGCTCGGCCTGTTCGGCCGTGATGGACTCGATGCCACGCTGGATCTGTCCAGTCGCATCGGTCAGTGCTTTGAGTTCATCAGGCATTTTTCTGCCTCCGTGAAATTTCGTTGAGCTTCGCTGCCGACGCGGTGAGCGCCGCGAGAGAGGCCGCAATGTTGCGGCCCTTCTCGTCTTCCGGGCTCGGCTCGTCGTCCGGCTCGTCGGTTTCGCCGGACGCGGTGTCTGGTTCTTTTGATGGCTCGCCTTCGTCGCCGATAATCGAAAGGATTTCGGCGACCTTGCCAGCGATGGCCGCGCTTTCAGTCGCGAGAGCGTCAAGCTTTCCCGCGACCGCGTTGATCCCATCGGCAATGGCCTTTGCCCATGCGGGAGTCTTCTCGTCGTCGTCGCCCTTCTCCGGTTCCTTCGGCGCGTCTTCCGCGTCGTCAGGAATAGAGTCGGTCTCGTCGTCCATCGGCCCCATGTCCGCGCGGATAGTCGCGGCTCGAGCGAACATGTCAGCTCGCGTTGCGCCCTTTTTCATCGACGCGCCCGGGTCGCTCCCAATATCGACATAGCTCCATTCGAGAAGCTGCCACTTGCGCGCGATCCATCCACGTTTCGGATCGAGCCCATACGACTCGATCTCTTCGGCCGACGGTCGCGAGTCGCGAACGGTCGGGACAAACCCGATCGAAGCCGCGCCGAATCCGCACCATCGCATGAACTTTGCCGCTTTCGCCGCGCCCTCTGAAAGCGCGTCCTCCGGCGCGATCTCCATCACTCCCTCGAGCGTGTCGCCGACTCTTTCGATTTCGACGCAACGGCCAAACCGATCCCAATGGTCGAGCTTGACGATCGGATTCGCCATGAACCTTTCGAGGTCGACGCCATCCATCAAGACGACGCCATCATCAAGAGCGACGCGCTGAGTAGCGATGACGAAACGATACCGCTCCTCGCCGTTCTCGCCTTTGCGCGAGAGCTTGCGGAACGCAACCGGAGCCTCGAAACGCATCGAAGAAGGTTCAACAACTTTCGACATGATTTACTCCACGGCAACCGCTCGGCATGAGCAGTTACAGACTTCCTCCGGCGGTGCGCCGAGTTCATGAGGATGAATCAACCCGTTCCGGAACCTCTCGCCGATCGTCACGATCTGCCCGTTCGTGGCCTCGTGCGACGGACGCGGCCCAAGCGACGACGCGCGCCACTGGTGCCGCTCGATCCCCTCGGACTGCATGACGTCGTATCGCGTCGTCGAGGTCGCGAACCCCTGCTCGGTGCGGGCGATCCGGAGCGCGCGCGGATAGCCGCCGATCCCTTCCATCCGCTGCGCGAGAAGCTCCGAAGTTTCGTTGATCGTCAAACCTTTCGACTGCGCACCGATCAGGATCGATCGCACTTCCTTACGGGTGTTCGCGTTGACCTGGACCAGCGCGCCGACCACGCGGCCGCGCACCTCGAGAATCAGCGGATCGGTCGCCTTCATGAACCCGACGCCGAGTTCACGCGCGGCCTGGTCGGCGCTCGCCTTCACGATGTCGCCGATCGGGCCGAGTCCCTTTTTCTTGATCTCGGCGTCCCACTTCTGCCGCGCGAAAAGGATCTGCCTCAGGTCCGATTCGGTGAGCGGCGGGATCTTCGCGTCGTCGCCGAGGTCGTAGGTCTCGCGCCAAGCCTTCATCAACCGAAGCTGCTCGCGCTTGAGCGACGCGAGATAGTCGCGCATCGCCTTCGTGAGCCGGCGATTGACGGCCGGCACGCGGTCGCGGACCCACGCGTCATAGGCGCGGGCCGCTTCCTTCGGCGACATCCGATGACCGTGCACGATGACAAGCGGCGCGGCGGATAAGGTGACGACGTTCCCCGCTGACGGACTATCGGCATCAATGGGCGCATCGCCGGACTTTGCCGGCGGATTCGGTTGATCCCCCGTGCCTTTATCGGCCGGCGGGGAGTCGTCGTCTTCTTTCGGTTTGGCCGGCGAGAACTTCGCCGCCGGCCCGAGTAGCTTCGCGGCAGCGGCCGCGTCGATCGTCGGGAACGCGATCTGGACGAGTTCAACGGCTGACTGGTAGGGCAACGTTCCGTCCGCGACCTGCGCAACGATTCCAGTTAGCGCAACGATCTGCGCATCGGACATCGGCGCGTCGGAAGCGATGACGTCACCTTCAACGCCAAGCGCCGGATCGATCGCGCCAAGCTCCGGCATGCCCAGCCGGAACCGCTCGTTGACCGCGTCCGGCGACCATCCGAGGTTCGCCATCGCAGTTGCGTTGCCAATCCGCTCGGTCAGGTCAGACGAAAGAGCTGGAACTTGAGACGTATCGAAACGTCCTTCGAGTGCGCCGTTTTCGACGCCTGCGAAAATGAACGTCCAAAGCGCTCCCTCGATGTCTTGCATCAACGGGAGGATTTTCGTCTCCCAAAATACGCGAGTCTGCCCGAGGTGCGTCGCATAGTTCAACTGATCCGTAATCGACAGGATCGCCTTCGGCACGCCGTGAACCACGAGGAGTTCATCCCGCGTCCACTCAAGCCATCGCATGAACTCGGCGTCCTTTTGCGATCGACCGTTGGGAACGTACTTCGTCCCGCCCATTGCAAGGTTTGTCTTGCCTCGATTCCAAGGCCCGCCGTGCGCGTCGTTCCACGCCTTAAGGATTTGCTTCTGTTGGTCAGGCGACAGGAAGTCGGCGACCTCAAGAGAACCACCCGGATCGGCAGCGTTCGCGAAAAATGACGTGTTCCACGCTTCCGACGCAACGTAACCTTGCATCGAAAGGCGAGCCGGTTCGAGCGGTGACATCCCGCCCCATCGGTCGGACGGATCCCAATATCTGAATCGGCAGACCTCGTGTGGTTCGAGAATGATCGAAGAGTCGCCGAGCTTGTATCCTGACGGTCTGGCCCAAAGATCGGCCGACTTCATCGCACGTCCAGATTTATCGACCGGCTTGATCGCTCGACCGTTCACGGGGACCGCTGCGTAAGGCGGTTCACCGATGCGAAGTCGCCCGTCCTTCGCCGTGAGAATCCAGTAGCAATCGCCGGTCAGCTCAAGCGAACAGATCGTTGCCGTCCAAAACTGCGAGATAGGAAGATCGGCAGACGGACGGTCAAAGAACGATTGAAGCGGATGGGATTCATCGTGCTCCTCTCCACGCATCACGCGGAATGGGACGGACGCAATCGCGCGAGAGATTGTCCCGATCGCGGCGAACGTCCAAGCGATCTGCTGGTACGGATTCGAGACGTTCCCGGCGGAAGCCGATCCCATCGATTGCGCGAGGAGTGCGCCGTCATTCGCGAACAGGCTATCGGCAGCAGATCGAGTCTGCGCCTTGCCTCCGAGCATCGACCGAACTCGCTGGATCAACCGCATGCGAGGTAACTCCTCTGTCCCATGCGTGACATCGAAAGGCAAAGGCTGTCGCCGTGGTCCGGAGATCGGCCGATCCGCTTCTTCACTTGCTCCTTCTTTTCGAGCTTGAGACCGCCATCCGATGCCGGAGGAATGAAGTCAACCGCCATCAAGTCTTCGCGAGTTTCCTTGAATCGTTCTGGAACTGACAATTGACCGTGCCGAATCGCGGTCGCCGTCGCGCAGTAAAGCTCGACGCGACGATTCGCGAACCTGTCATGCGGCATCGAATCAGCCCAATCGCCAACCGCGCCAGCGCCGAAGTCCACGCCGTCGACGTAGTGACCGAGTTCCCAAAGCCGGTTGACGATTCCAACGCCAAGTCCGCACTTGTCGATGTGAACGTTTCCGGGCTTCGCGCCGACTCGCGCCATGAGCCGAACGATCCGGCCAGTCGTCGCCATTGTGTCGATACCGCCCCACGATTCCTGATCGACGAGGACACGGTCTTTCACGATAGACGCAACGTTCAAGTCACCACCGTCGCCGGCAACGTCAATGCCGACATGCAGTCCATCCTTCGGAAGCGTCGAAGTGTCGACCGATGCGGAAGCGGTCAGGTCTCGCAACGTGACGAGTCGATGGCCCGCACCTTCCGGGTAGCGGCCGAGGACGCGGGCGATATACCTATGGTCCTCTTCTCCCCACGCGCGCCGCTTCTCCTCGACGCTTAGCTTCGTGACCGCGCCGACGAACTTCTCGAGGCCAAGCTTCACGTTCGGATGGTCGAGGCACGATATCTCGATGTGATGCCATTCCGGCGACCGGGAAAACTCGTAGAACCGTCCCTCCGGCCAAAGTGGATTCCCGCTTGCAACCATTCGAGACGCTTCGCTCGTCATCAAAGATTCGAGCGCGTCCCAAAGATCGGCGTCGACACCCTGCGCCTCGTCGACAATGATGAGCGTCGGCTTCCCGCGTCGACCCTGAATCGACGATATTTGATCCACGCTTACGACGGCGGCATCTCGACCGGGGTCAACCGTCCATTCGTGCTCGCCCATGTGGCCCTTCATCGAATGGCCAGTGAGCGCACGATAGTTGAAGAAGAGTTGACGGACCTCCTGCCAAAGTCCGGATCGGATCGCCTCGAAACTCGGGCCAGTGCAAAGGACGCGGCCGAGCTTGTTCGTGACCACCCATTCGATTACGAGCGCCGCGAGCTCGTGAGTCTTGCCAACACCATTCCCGGAATGAACCTCAGTCCTTCGATGAGCGTGCACCGCCCGACGAATATCACGCTGGCCTTCCCATCGCGTGCGCTTCAGTATCCGATCGGAGAAGACGAGAGGATCAGCCTTGCACGCGGCAAAGACACGCTTCGGATCTGGCGTCGTCGGAATTGATTCGACAGCCATAATCACGCGGGCGGTGCCTCGCCTTCGGACTTCTGATCGCTTTCATCGTTGTCTAACTCTTGCGCTCCCTGATCGAAGAAGTCCGCCAGAGTGACCGCGATCCCGCCCGAATGCTCGATCTTCTGCGGCTCGATCTGGTTGTCATGGATGGCGAGGTAGCGATGGCAGTATTTCAGACGGACGGGATGTTCTGTGCGGCTGGCTTCTATCGCGACGGTTGCGACGGCTGTTGCCCTCGCGCGTTGGACGGACCCCGAAAACTCGGCGTCGTTCCGCATCCGGTCATAGACCGTCTGTTCCCCGATGCCTGCGTAGGCAGCCGAGTTCTTTAGTGAGATGCCGAGTCTGATCGCCTCGAAAAGTCGGAGTTCCGTCTCGGGAGTCCATACGGTCGGCCTACCTCCCGGGTGCTTCGGCAGCGGTTCGGGTTCCCTATCCGAGTCGCCGCTCATCGGTTGGCGGCCTCACGAGACTCGATCCGTTGCCGCCAGTTCCCGGGCCGGTGAGCGGTCGGGTGAGGAGCGGATTCGTCGGTGACGGTCCAGACATCGCACACTCGGCAGAGGAAGGCCGTAGCTTTCCCGGCTGATTGCGGGTCGGTTTGTGGCTTTCGGCCGAGTGCTCTACCGCATTCGCGGCATTCGACGAATAGGTTCACGCGATGTCTCCGGTCGCCCTGCGCTTCCCTTGTCGCGCGGGCTCCAATGCGTGAGGTCTATTCGATTTTGGTGCGGTTCTGCCATAGCAAACATGGGCAGAGTTGCGATAAGTCTTGAAATGTTGTTATTTGCCGCGTGTCAAAATGGGCCATCGGACGCGGAGTCGAGGTCCGATGCGCCGAGTTGAGACGATTCTTGCTCGAGCCCAACGGCGTATTGTTTCGACGTGGAGGTGAAGTCGGCGCGCGGCTTCCTTTGGCGCGAGCCATTCGACGGTTTCCATGTGTCCCGATCTCCGGTTAGACTGCGGTTGAATCGAGACGGTGGATCTTTGCATTCGCCTCGCCGTGGCAAGCGGCGGGGCGTTTTTATTCGTGGTCGGATTCGGTCGCTTCTGTGAATCGGACAACCAGCCGATCGGGTTCGCCTTGCTTCGCGCGCCGCTTGCGGAAGTGGACATCGACGACTTGCGAATCGTCGAGGTAAACGACGCCGTTGCACGCATCAAACAGGCTTTTGAGCACGTTGTCGCTATCGGGCTTGCTTGCGTGCCATCCTTCCGGGACCGGATCGCGCTTCCTCCACTTCGATCGCTGGCAAGCGAAGTAGGCGGTGACCTCGGCGGAGACAGGTCCGGTCATCGGAGATGCCCGGACCATTGCTTCTCGGGCGTAATGCTGGATCGTCGCCTTGCGATCGACAGATTCCTTTGGGTCATACTGCCGGGCGAACGTGCTAAATCCGGAGTGGACAATTCGAGAACGATGCCGACGCTGGCCTTCCGGTTTCCCGGGAACGACAAACTGGACCCCGTAAACAATCGACGGATGCGGTATCGTCATGACGCCGACCCATTGAGAACTTCGACCTGCGCCTTGCCACGCACCGAAGGAACGAAGCGGGCCGCACACTCGATCGCCAGCGACGCGCGGCGTTTCATTTCGTCGATAGCGACCGGCGTCGACCAGTCGAACGAATAGAGGAACCCGGTGGCGTGATGATCTCCGGATCCGACGGAAACGAAGGGCTCGTCGGGCTCGATCATGGATAGGTCGGACTGGAAATAGAAGATTCGGCCCTTCCATCCGATGACGGCAACACCTGCGGCCTCGGCGTTTCCCGTCGTTCCATCTTTCAGCGACCCGTGATCCTTGAGCACCCTCCGAACGGCATCGACGAAGTCCTCGTCGAGGTCAATGAATCCGTCTCGCGGAGCCTTCAACTTCCGCTGAATCAACTGCGAGTACCGATACGAACCGGCGACTCCGAGAAGCACGTTGCCGACGGCGAATACCTTCGGGTTCCTATACTCGGTTCCGGTCCATCCGTTCGAGCCGAGTCGATCGGCGGCGATGACGACATCGGTTCCGTTGGTGATTGCGAGCGCGCAGGTCATTCCATCTCCTTCTTCGCCTTCCGCTTGCGGACCGCGCCATACTTCCGCGTCCATTCGCCGCCCCATCCCATGTCGGACATGCGAGCGGCGCGTGCGACCCGTTCCGCTCGAATCTCGGCGCACCGTTTGGCGATGGTGGCCGGTGACGGATCGCCGGACTTGCGGTCATGGTCTTTCATATTTTCACACCTAAGACCTTGCAAGCGGCAGATACGTTCTTCGCTTGCTCGACCGCGTCGGCAAGCGCGTTGTGGTCGCGGCTACAAACAGGGATGAACCCGACCGTCTTTGCAAGTTCAATTACTGTCCGCGCACATCTTGCTGATCGGTAACCCCATGGCCAATATTGACCGCAACGAATTGATGCCTCTTGAAGTATCGGGATGTCGAAGTTCGACCCATACGACCATACCATTGACGTCCAGTCGTCGGTCGGTGATTCGTCTTGACCGGCGAAACAAAAGAACCGATTGAGCGCGGTCTTTAGGTCCGGCGCGTCGTCCATGTCCGGGAAGCTATCGCGATGGTTCATCCAAAATAGAACGGTCGATGGCTCGATCCTGCCGATGATTGATTGAGGCTGAGCGCAGATATCAACTGCCGTGTAAAATGTTTCTCCGGGTCCACCTTGGTCGAAGAAAACGGCACCGATCGAGACGATACAGGCATCAGTGCGGACGCTGATCGTCTCGATATCTACCATCAGGTTTTTCATCGCCGCGCCCCGTGCAATATTTCGAGCATGTCTTTGTAGTTCGCCGGGCCCTTCGGCCCGTAGTCGGCGCGGATGTCCATGACCGCCGGGACAGCGTGCGGTATCTGAGAGAGGAGCGACCCCGCGTAACTCGTGAGCATCGTCTGGATATCCGCAGCGCGGGACGGGTCGACGACGCGAGCGACGGGCAGGAGAAAGCCGAGATGCCCAAGCGCAATCGGCGGCTCGAATGCCGGGTGGAATCGGTACCAGCAAAGCGGACCGTTCGGCGTCGGCTTGATTCCTCGATCGAGGATGGATCGACCGATCGCCATGAGTCGTGGCCGGAGGTCGGCGAGCGAAGGCTCGCGACTCATCCACTGCCAGCATGCAAGCCAGCATTCGGCGCTCATCCACGGGCTCGCGGGCGCGTTGCCGTTGTTGCCCTTGTTGGTCCAGATGTTCAGCACCGGGTCGGCGTGCGAGACGACGTGGCGAACGAACGGCACCGCACGAGCGGCCATCGTGTAGCCCATGCCCTCCTGCAAAACGAGCATGTCATCGAGGATTCGAGCCGGGATTCGCGCGCCCCATTCGCCGTTCCAATAGTTCGCCGGGAGTGCAAGCAATGCCGATCGGTGAGCCTCAGCGGCAAGTCGAAAGACTGGCATACCAGTGACGTGCCACGCCATCACCGTCGAACGGCACCAGTTCTTTTCCCAGATCGGATTCCCGAACGATCCGACGTGGTCGATGCCCTTCTCGGTCCGGTACATACCCTTGGCCGGACCGGACCAAATGAACCCGCTCGTCACCTGTCCGATCGACCAGCGAAGCGCGGCCGAGTAGGTCGCGTCATCGCCGGTTTGGAGCCAGTTCACCCACGCCCAAAACGGCAGATCGTAGTGCCCGTTGCAGAATCCCTCCGCGCCGATCGAGTTCATGAAGCGGTAATGAAAGTTGTCGGCCGGTAGAGTCTCGCCGAGCCACGCCTGTCGAGTCGAGGCGAGCTGCGTGAAGCCGAAGTCGTGCGGCTTCCCGTCGCCGAAGTTCGCGAGCACGGCGGCAATGCGCGGCTTGGCGAGGAAGGCGAAGTCAATCGACGGTTCGAGAAGCGTTTGGATTGCCGCGCGCGTTGCGTCGTCCGGCTCTGCGGCCCATGGTGCGGCGAGAAGCGACTCGCCTTGGAGCCACCACGGGCCGCGCACGCCGTTGATCGTCTTCGCGGTCGCGAGCGGAAAGCCCATGATCGAGACGCCGACCTGTGCGGGCGGTCCGTCGTTGATTATCAGCGCGCCCGACTGATGCGGCACCGCCCGGAAGTTCGGCGGCAGCGGTGCGGAGAGCGGGAGGTCGATCGTTTGCGCAGCAAGCGAGCAAGCGACAATGAGAAAAACGAGAACGGTTTTCATTGTTCTATGCCTTTGGAACTACTTTTGACCTTCTTCGATTCGATGTCAGATCGGAAGACTGATGATCGGATTTCCTTTTCGGCGTAACGTTCCGCATCTTCCCGCGATTGACCGCCGTCATATTCTCGGATTGCGGCCCGCTCCTCGAATCGAAACCTTTCGATCTCTGGCCATCTCAACGGGTCAGAATGGAGCTTTAGCATTTCTCGATCTTTTTAATTGGTCGATCTTCGATTGGCGAATGGCAATCCATTCTTCGTCGGTTGTCTCCCGTCCGGCGACACTCCCGACTACAACATTGCAATCTTGGACTTTGACGTTCAAGGATTCTCGAAGCCTCTTCGCATTCTCTTCGGCGATATGGTCGCTGACTGGCCGATGATTGGACTCTTCATCTTCCCATCTTCGCCGCTGATTCTCGATGCGCCGATCTTCCGCGACCCGCTCGCAGTAGTCGGCGAGGACAAAGGCATCCGGGATGAACCCGCGCTTTTCGTGTCGCATCCCTGAGAGCATTCGATCCGTCGCTTCGACGATGACCGCCGCCGAGAAGTCACGGCAAGATACGCACCAAGCCAGAGCGACATCCGGCACCGTCTCAAAATGGACAGCGAGGTTCGGGCTCGCCGCTTTCAAAAGCTGGATCGCCCGGAATACCGCCCGTCGTTGCTCCACTTGCGCCTGACCGGGTGAGGATGCTTCGATCGGTAGTGAGACCTGATTCGACCTTGGCAATCGATTCATCGTCGTGCCCTTCCATCCGCAGCATGTCTCGTTCGAGCTGAGTCAGCTTCCGATACCGCCTTTCCGAATGAGTCGCGGCACCGTTTGTCATTTCGATAACTATCCTTGCCGACTTCTGCCATCCTCCGGGCTCGAGCATCCACGAAAGGTCAGCTCTCCAGTTCCGTTCATTTTGTCCGCAGTGGAACGCGCTCGAAGCCAACCGATTCGCCCGATCTCGAAAGGTTTCGACGAATGTCTCAAATCCTCCCTCCTCGACAATTCGAGCGGCGAGGTGTCGCTCGACGCTCCTCGGCAGAACCGGCTTGAGATTTCGTTCGCGGCATCGCGGAAGTTTACAACCGGGGATCGAATCAACAACGGCATTCCACTCGGCGGCGACCGACGCCGCGACTTCCGCCGGCACCGTGGCCGCTCCCCTCCCGGCTCTGGCAGGCGTTCCCCCCACCGGGGGGTTAGGGGGGATCCGTACCGTACCGTTACGTACCGTACCGTACCGTACCGGAGGGACCGGATCCGGTCCGGCGACGGTCCGGACTTGCTCCAGACTTGCTCCGGGTTCGGATCGGACTTGCTCCCGGTTCGGATCGGGATCGGATCGGGATCGATCCGGGATCGACTCCGCTACGAGCCATCCTATCCTCGGGTCAGCGAGCCTTTCCATTGATGCCAAAACGAGTTCGGGCGGAATGTGAATCGCGTCGGCGATGTCCTCGACTTCCATCGGCGAGCCGTCGGAGTTCGCCAGTCTCCCGTTGCGTTTCGACTTCGGCCGTTCGCAATGGAGCGAAACCATCGACTCGAACACGATGATAGCAGTCCGGCCGGCGTCGCCATCGCGGAGTAGCCGGAGCCGCCCTCGGGAGTTGAGCGTCGCCGGATGCCGCCACCATCCGACCGAGTTTACCGACCGTTTGTCGACGGTCGGGTTCTCGAATTGGTCCCAATCTCGGATCGTATAGACCTTCATTTCGATCTCATTCTCGGGTGATCTTGAGCCCGGCGATCTTCGGGAATGACTCGTCCTTGGTGTACCTGAGCGCGTGCATATCCTCTCCAGCGCGGAAAGCGTTCCACGCTTTGATCGTGAGCGCGGAGAACGTCTCTGCCTTCATGACGTGACCGCTGTTACCCGTCTCAATGCATTTGAACAGGAGCCTCCTCCTCGGGTCATTCCTGCCGAGCCCGACGCCATCAGCCAACGCAGACACGAAAGCATCGGCATACGTTGAATCGCCTTTGTCGGAAACGACAAACAGATAGTGGAGACCGGAAAGAATCGAACGCCGAATCCCGTTAGGCATGGGTCGAACGCAAGCTTTCACGGATTCGCGAATCTTAGGATGATCCTTAAGGAACTTGCGCGCTTGGGAAGGGGTTATCGAAATGGCTGAATGCGACCCAAGAAACCCTTGGTAGGAAGACATGACAACCCTGATTGCGCCAGCAAGGTTTGTCTGATGAATTTCGCCGTCGCAAGCGAGAATATCCGAAACGCTTTTCGTTTTCCCCGTGTCGATTGTCTCGAACGAGGTTTCAGGTTCGACCCCTCGGATAACGCAGAAGTCAAACTCGCAGTCAGATTCAATGACCGCATTCAGACGATGTCCTCCGTCGATCACTCGACCGAACTTGTCAATGATGATTGGCTCACCATTGAATACCCACCTTCCTGAGACCATTTGGTTTGCAAGCTTTTCGACGTGAGACTGTTTGATTGGTCTGTTCTTGAACTTCTTTCTAAGCATCGCCAGAGCGACAGTCTTGTTAATCGTTTCGATAGACTGAGTGATAGATGGACTTTGCATTTTCAAACCTTTCATTGATTAGACCGAAGCTGAAAAACCCGATTGTGTTCTGGATGACGTGCGATGAACGCACGAACATAGAACGGGACAAAGTTATTGTTTAGTTTGTAGTCTTGCCCGTTGGTCCGGATTGCGAGTTCCCATCGCATCCGTTCCCAAATCAACCGCCCGCCGATCTTTCGCATCCCGCCGTTGATCGCTTCGAGCGCGAACCGCTCGAACATGGCATAGACTTGCGGGTTATCGCGGTGGAAATGTTCCCATACGAGACGCCGGACTTCATGTCTCATCATTAACCCCTTGTCGAATCTTCGCGCGTTCGATTTCTGCTTGTCGATTCAACAATTCGTATGTCGTCCATGCAGCGGCGAGTACCGAATTGCGGCCAATAACACCGACAACGGGAAGGATCTCTTCAGCGAATCCTAAACTATGCCTGAACATAGCCGGTTGTTCTGTGACGAATCTGGAGAAAGACTTACTGTTGTCTTCGTCTGTGTCGATTAACGCATGGATATTCGCATCTTCGATCGTTTCTTTGGTGACCGTCGGGAGGATCTGTGGTCGCATAGTCTTCCTGTCTGCCCAACGGGCTTAGTAAATACGATATAACTCAGGCGGCAGAGCACATCCGGCCCCGTCCGCGCGGACAAAAACGATCCGCCCGTCGAGATTGAACGCGATGTCCCGGTCGATATCGACGAGCGAATCTCGAAGCCGACGACCTGCCGCAACCGCCTCGTTTGTCGCGTTGGCTTTCCGCTCTTTTGCGGCATTTATCGCGATATCGCATTCGGCATGTACGGCAAAGAACCTGTCTTCCAGATCTGCCCACTCTTGGGCGAGTTCTTGTGGGGTTTTCTCAATCACGGCGTCGGCCCTTCTGGACTTTCGACCTCGCAATACTCCGCGACGATCCCAATCGCCTCCTCGATAGACCACTTGTTCGCGTCGTCGAGCACGCGGACGCGCATGTCATCGATCAGCCGATAGGAGCATCCGGCCTCGCGCATCGCCTTGGCTGCGCGGTTTGCGAGGTGAGCGACGTGCTTGATTCCAGTTTGTTTGATGGATGGTTTCTGAATCATTGATAGACCTCGAAAGGTGCCGCCGCGAGCGGTTGCCCGGGGTTCCGCTCCGGCGGCTGGCGTACACAACAGCAAGAGAAGAGTCATTCATGGTTGAAGATAGCCGTCGAATGGGCCTATCGACGGCGAGAGGTCGGTTAAGTTGTTTGTTGTTTTTGCCACAGTCGAAGCTTCCGCTTCGACCCTGTGACGTTCCCGCAATCATCGCGGTCAACAGGAGGATTGCGTCTGTAGTATGTAGCCGTTGATCTAATGCCAAGGAACCGCATAATCTGAACGATGCCGTTTAGCCTGTCGCCATCCGATTCCGGCAGAGGCGGGCGGCCTCGTTTCCTGTGTTTGCTCATAGAGTTGACGCTACCACGTTTCAAAAACGTTGCAAGGAAAAAATTAACCACGGGTTCACTCGGCCGGTCCGTCGAACAACGTTGGCTCATGAACCCGTTCGGCCGCAGCGCGAAGGTTCTTCACAGCCTGCGCGAAATACGACGGCTTGAGTTCGATACCGACAAACCGACGGCCCGCCTCGATCGCGACGTAGCCCTCCGATCCGATGCCGGCGAATGGTGACAGAACGAGATCACCCGGATTCGACCAGAGTTCGACGCATCGTTCGATCACGTCGAGTTGCAGTGGGCAGATGTGCTTCTCGTCTTCCTCTTCGCGCGCCGATTCGCGCTGCAATGTCCGCGACTGGTTGATGTCCATCCAGACCGGCGAGGCATACCGCTGCCAGACATCGATCGAGTAGCGGCGCGCGTCGCCTGTCGGGACCGGACCGTCGGGGCCGACGAACCGATCGAAGCGGCCGGCGACGGGCGCAGAGTTCTCGCCGGGCTTGCGGAACGTGCAGACATAATCCGGGATGCCCTGCCGCGACATGCAGGAGTCCTTCTCGATCGTCTTGTGCAAGAGCCCGAGCGCCTTGGTGCGCTGCATCGCCGTGACCGGGTCTTTCCAGATGCAGACCTCGGAATGGTAGAGCATCCCGGCCGCTTCCATCGCGCGGATCACGTCGCCTCGGAAGTCCTGGATCCCGATGTGCCCGTGCCGCACCTTGCTCGTCGGCAGGTTCATGCAATGGATCGACACGAGACGCCCGGGCTTGATGACGCGCGCCAGTTCGACAGCGAGGAACGCGAAGTGCCGCCAGAACTCCTCGCCGTCCTTGCTGTTGCCCATGTCGCGTTCGGAGTTCGAGTAGGTGTAGAGCGACGCAAACGGCGGCGAGAAGATCGAGAAGTCGATCGACGCGTCCGGCAGGTCGCGCACTCGCTCGACACAATCGCCGAGATGCAAGGTCCAGCCGTCGCCGCGCTCGTCGCCAGTGCGGTAGTCGTCGCGCTCCCGATCCGTGCCGCCGAGTGCCACCTTCATCGATTCGTTCATGTGCGCAATCATCCCCTCTGCCATCTGGTCCGCGATGGCTTGCTTCGACTTGACGTTATCGAGGATGCCGATTTCGAGACTGCTCGAAATGATGTGGACGTCGACCGGCCGCGTCTGACCGAACCGCCAGCAACGCCGGATTGCCTGATAGAACTGCTCATAGCTATGCGAGAGCCCGACGAACGCGACCCGCGCGCAGTGCTGCCAGTTCATGCCAAAGCCGGCGAGCTTCGGCTTACTAACGAGGATGCGGACCGTACTGTTCGTGAATCCGAGCATCCGTTCGGCTTTCGCGTCGTCGTCGTCCTTGCCGGCGATTTGCACTGCATTCGGTATCCGCGCGAGTTCATCGCCCTCATCGTTCAGTTCGCACCAGACGAGCCATGGTTCGTCGGGCTCGGCTTTGATGAGCTTCGCGACTTCCGCGACGCGTTGATCAAGAGTCAGTCGCCGCGCGCATCGCTGCTCGTGTAACGACTCAGCCGGCTTGGTGAATAGCTCGCCCGGCAGCGGCGCGTCGACTTCGATGATGTGCTCGTGAAAGCGGAGCGGCGGGAGATCGAATCCCGCGTCGTCGTAACCGATGTCCGACGGTCGGCGCATCATGCAGGCCCACGACGCGACCCATCGCCAGAATGCCTCCTCCGCGTGGCCCTTGACGCGCCATTCGGAAGTGTCGCCGCTATCGTGGACGAAGAACGACGCGAGCATTTCCGTGCGCGACATGATGCCGAGAAACTCCGCATGGTTGCCGAGTTCCATGTAGTCGTTCGGCGCTGGCGTGGCGGTGCAGGCGAGCCGGTAGGGAGTCTGATGGAACGCTTCGATGACGCGGTTCCTGATCGATCCGGTGAAGTTCTTCAGGATCGACGACTCGTCCAGCACAACGCCGGCATAGTCGCCCGGCTGGAACAGGTGAAGCTTCTCGTAGTTCGTGACGGTGATCTTCGCGGCGCGCTTGCCGTCGCGAGATAGAGCGGCGTCGATGCCGAACCGTTGCGCTTCGCGAACGGTCTGATGCCCGACAGCAAGAGGCGTCAGGAGCAGAACATCGCCCGGGATGTGCCGCGCCCATTCGAGTTGCATGAACGTCTTGCCGAGGCCGCAATCGGCGAACATGGCGGCGCGGCCGCGCTTCAATGCCCATCGAACGATGGCGGCTTGCCAATCGAATAGCGACGGATGTAGATCTTGAACCTCGGCGAGCCCGGCCGGAGGCGCGGTCAGCCGCTTCGATTCGAGGAACGATTTATAATCCATCAAACACTCTCCGCACCAAGTAAGACCGCACCAGCGAAACGGCCGTGAAGATAGCGCCGATCCCGAGATTCTGCGACTGCGTCACGACGCAATCCCCGCCGCGCGCAACCGATCCCGGATCGCGTCCGACTCTGCCTCCGGAACGTGGTATACGATGATCCTTCGCGTCCGCATGGCGCGGACATCCCACGATCTCCATGATGGATCGTGCCCGACGATCGCGGACGCCGACGCCTCACGGCATATGATGTCGCCGATCGTAGATCCGGCCACGCGCCAAGAGACGGTGATCGGTGCCATCCCTTCCGGGCACGCCGGTTTCTCCGCTCGTTGCTTCGTTGGCCTTCTGTTAGCCGCTCTCCTCATTTCGATAGTTGGCGAACTCAACGGATAAGACCTCCTCAATCTCGCGGCGCGAGGCATGCCGGACGCCAGAAATATCTCGGGCGATGATGGCAGCGAGCGCGGGGATGGCGCGGATGCGCCGATACAGGGGGGATACAGAGCATCCGATGGCCGATGCGATGTCGTTGACGCCGTGTAAATCATCGCCTCCCGACGATGACATCGGCGGCCTTCCGCGCATCCTCTTCGGTTCGGTTGTCATGGCGCGGCTTGTATCCTCGCCCGGCCGAAGTGGCAAGAGAAAAAATCTTTTCGGTTCTCGATTTATTTTCTTGCCACGGCAGAAACGGCCGATAGAATACGGGCAGTGCGACGCCAATAGGGGCGCCGCGAACAGGAGACGAGACATGAGCATCAATCGACTCTGGATCCTCGGGGCATCGGACCCCGAGATGGAGCGGATCGAGGCACTTCTTCGCGCGGCGGGGGAGCGCGTGGAGCACGCGCGGACCTCGGAGCGCACGGAGTGGATCCCGTGCGACTATCACCGCGACGATACACATGCCGATGCGGCATGTCCCGATTGCGCGGCGATCCCCGCCCGCGTGTCGGCGGGCGAAGCGTACCGGATGGCTCCGATCGAGGATGCGCCATGGGGCGGGCGCATCTACCTCGTGGAGTGCGATTGCGCCGATCCGTGGCCGACCGACGCCGACGGATCGCCAGCGGAATATCGGCTCGTCCGGCGCGACGGCGCACCGGATGACGGGACCGAGACGGACGCGGATTATCTCCGCGTCCACAGGGTCGACCACCACCGGCCCGGTGACCCCGGGCACGGCCGACCGCCGGAGGATTTCCTCGCGGCATCATCGATCGGACAGGTGGTCTCGCATCTCGCGCGACTCGATCGGCTGCCGTCGGCGTGGTACCGCCACGGTGGATATCTCGGCGCGGTCGGCGCGGCCGGCCGGACGGGCAAGATCGCGTACTCCCCGGTCTCGGGGTCGTGGATGGTGTCGGACCACCACCGCGCATGGCGACCCATCCCTGCCGACCTCGTCCTCGCCGCCGCGTCCGACCACTGCCCGGCGGCAGCGTATCGCGGTGCCTGCCCCGGAGTCGATCCGGATGCGCTGATGCGGTGGCGGGTGCGCACGCGATCCGCGCACCAAGGCCGCTCGGAGTCGGACATCCTGTCCGACATTTCGCGAGCTATGGAAGTGATCCGCGCGGCCGGACTCGTGGTCAAATCCGATGGCGGCGCAGAGGTGGTCGATCTCCGCGAGGCACCATATGTGCCGGAGCTGCCCGAGGCATCCCTACGGCTCGGCGTGCCGATCCTCTGCCGTGGACTGTCCGGCCCGGACGGCCGGACCAAGATCAACATCCTCGGCGACCATGCGGGCGACGTCGTCCGCGCGTTCCTCGGCGGTTGGGCGGCCGAGCAGGGGATCGCCGACACCTACGGCGACCCGGCTCGCGGGTTCGCGGGAGGGTATGTGGCATGAGAGACACCACGATTGCCACGCTGACGCCCGGCAGATTCGACGCGGCCGAATACGAGGCGATCCGGCTCATGTCCACGACCGATCCAGCCGACCGGTCGCCGATGCAAGATGCGCTCGTGGTAGCTTGCCTCGATATGCACGACGGGCGGCTGCGGATGCTCGCAGCATTTGAGTCGACCCGCGAAG